TATGAATATTTCCCAGAAGGGCTATGTTTAGATTTTGAAGGTGCCTTTACCCTAAATGAAACTATCACTCTGGATGAGCAATTTAATCAAGCATTAGCTTTTATCAACAAAAAGGAACTAAATGCTCAAAAGCTTAAATTTGAAATTCCTTTGTCTGAGGAAATCCTTACTCATATTTTGCAGGGGAACGTAAATGAAGAAGAAAAAACTAGATTAATTGAATGCTTATTAAATCGCTATTCAGCACCTTCTATAGAAGTTATTCGCCAACGCCTAATTGTTGCTAGTACAGTGCAGGATATTTATCACCGATTAGTCAAATCTCTGTGTCCTGACGTAGATAAGTATTGTGTTGACCTCAAGAAAAACAAAGTCCTACAACTATTTGCATTATATAAAGGTGTTTATAACCTTACTATTGAGGCATGGAGAAATTGTAGAGATAAAGGTGAATTTGCAGAAGATATGTGGTTTGAAGCTCATTTACCTGAATGGGATAAACAAAGCATATTTCTTTCAATTCTACCCTCTAGTAAAGAAACAGGTATTGATGAGCTAGCAACATATCTGAGCTATAGCTTCCGTATCAATGCAAGCGATGTACTTGATGATGTAATTGATCATGATCCGGAATCATGTGCTGAAATTGCTGAACGCACTGTACGTAAACTCCATAACTTTTATGAAGAACAAACCAAAACTCAAGAGTTGAAAGCTCGCATGCAACAAAGCTCACCATGGAGAGCTTTACATAATGAACAGAATTACTGGGTAGTAAGTGGCGTAGCTCAGTCACCAGAGCTACCTATTCACTTGAAAGAAATGACCGCTAAGCGTATGAGAGAACTGGCTAATACGCCTATAGAGAAAATTCTAGTTGTTATCCCCGAGCTTGCTTACTATTTAAATGGTGAAAGTAAAAACAGACCTAAAGATTGTAAAAATAAGGTTGAAGCTTTACTTGATCAAGCAGAAAAAACCGAAGGATATGATTTATGGAAGTTTGCTATTTTACAGTACAAAGCTAAGCACTTATTGGCACAAAATAATTTTGATGAGGCATCAAAATATTTCAGAGATGCACTAGAAGAGAGTTTTAAAGGCAGTTATGGCCTAATGACTGGAGAAATTGCACGAGATTGTTTAGCTGTAGCAGTAGCGAATCAAAAACTTATCACAAACAATCACGAAAAATATTATCGTGAAATGCTTAGTGGTGGAATGATAGAAAGTGATCAAATTCCTTCTATAGAGGAAGTAGCACGTTGGGCATATTCTTATTTCTGGGAAGATCTTTATAAACCGTATCCTGGAATCAAGTCTCAACAACCACTTGGTCAAACTCTGGTAAAACCAGCTTTGGATAAACTTTTTCCTTTGCTAGAACAACATAATTTAGCAGGATTGAAGGATTGGCTAAATTCTAATAAAGCTTTGTTTAAATCTAATCTTCCTGACGTTGAAGGCAACTCAATGCTCATGCTGATGCTGAAGCTATTTCTCAAAGTTCAAAAAGTGATGGATGCTAAGATAGTAGAAGCTTGGGAAAACTTATTAAAAGATATTTTTGAAAAATATCCAAAACAACTGGATATTCCAGACCTAAAAGGCCAAACACCATTAATGTTGGCTGTCGAGGCTCGTGAAACGATGTTAGTTGAACAGATGCTAGTGGCAGGAGCCGATGCAAATATTCAAAATTATCAAGGGATGACGGCATTACATACAGCTTGTAAAATTAGATCTCCAAAAGTTTTTGATGCCTTCTGTACTGACTCTTCTGATTGGAATTTGAAAACAATGGATGGAAGATTACCGTTACATACTGCTTGTTGGTCTGGAAATATTTATGCTGTCGAAAAGTTAGTAGAATTAGTGCCGAAACAACTTCGGGAAAAAGATCATGCTGGATTCACACCATTAGAATTGGTTGAATACCTCATAGAGAATCCTGAGGCGTTAGATATATTGAGACTGCAAAGTAGAAAAAATGGTTACTCTTGTGGGACACAACAAGAACTGGAAAAAATTCTTGAAGTTTTAGAGCAAAATTTATCTATGAACAGTTAATTTCTCTCTTTAAAGCCCTGTAGATACTGATGTACAGGGCTTCTTCATATTAATACCTATAAACTCTTTGAATATTCCTCTGATGGATTTGAACTCCAAGAACTATAAAGAATACTAAAGCCACCATAGGTATTAACCACATACCATGTTTAACAAAATAGATGTGTGTTTCTATAGTTTGTCTAAAAGGAAAGTTCCCAAAAAGTTGAAAGTTATATATCCCATTTATGGCTTTAAAATAAAAATGTTGTGCAATAAGCATAGCTATCAAGCCGATTCCCCAAACAAAGTAGGGAAGCTTATACCTTTCCAAAATTTCCACATGAAAGTGAAACCAATCTATGAATTTATCTTTCATCTAGCATCCTAAAGTGATTGAATAAAACTGATTATTAATTGATCAAAAAAGAACTGTCTATATGTATAGTTTCTTAGACGACATAATTTGACGTTTTGAAGATGATTGATTTTGATGGCAGATACTTTTCTACAGATTAAAACTTTGATAAATAATTAATTAATGAAACTATTGCACGCACTTTTATGTCTAAGTACTTAATTCTATGTATTTTTAAGTCTATTAGCTGTTCGATTTTAGTTTGAATATCAGGAAATTGATCTTTTAATTCTTCTAAAACATCGATTTCTTCTTCTAAATAAATAAGCTCGCTTTCAAATTTCAATTTTTCTGAACTTACCTTTTTAAGTATCGTCAGTGAGCTAAAACAGAATGCTGAACGAAATTCCTTTAATTTATTATTTTCATTGTATTTTATTAGATTATATTTACTTTTTTCTAAATCAATATCCAAATATCCTTCATTTGATAATCGAACTATCAATCGATAAACACTTTGGTAATTTATATTGTTATCAGGCACGTTTAAAAGCTTAACTTTCTCCCAGAAATCTTTAGTTTGCCAAGATTCGATTTTATAACTACAAAGAACTGACGAAAGTTCCCTGAACATCGGTAAATTCTGAATTTCCATAAATAGTACACTAGAAATTGAGGATTATAGTCCGTGGATTAAAACACTTCAATTCTTGATAGTTCTGGTATTTATGGTGTTTAACTATGAATCAGGAACTAGCAATATCAATTGGCACTAAAATAAGAGAAACTCGGAAAAGTAAATCGATTAGCCAGGAACAGTTGGCATTACGAACAGCAATTGATCGTAGCTATCTAGGTCGAATTGAAAGGGGAGAAGTTAGTATAACTGTTGAAAAACTATATCAAATTTCACAAACATTAGAGGTTGATCCAAAAATTCTACTCCCGTGATAAATACTTTTTTAGAAGATGTGGAGCCAGTAGATGATCAATCTTCAAATTAGTTCGTAGTTTTACTTCCTCGATAATATCTATAAGCGTTTCAGTATTTTGATGTAGTTGTAATTCAAGTTCCTCAACTTGAGTCCGTAAATTTTTATTGGTATTAGTAAGTGCCTGTCTTGTTTTTTTATTCACATAAAGCTGCTGATCTTTAGCCCTCAGGTTCAATGGCAATAGTTGTTCTGCCATATAAAGGCTAATTAATTTTTTGCGTTCAGCAGAGCTTAGGGTACTTAAACCACCAGATATATACCCTTTATTCGTTAATCGATCATGCAAAGTTTTATGAGAGATAGGGGATTTCTCAAAACCTTCTATCAGCATCATTTGCAATTCTTGTTCGATCACTTCATCTAATTGTTTGCCACGTAACATACTAAACTTCCTTTGACTCTATTTTTTGCTGCTCTATGGCAAATAACTCACTTAAAGTACTCGGTAATTTACTAAGCTGATCTCCATAAGAGAAAATTGATATAGGCGTTAAATTATTCTGTCTAGTTAATGCCTTTTCTTTCAAACCGGTTAAATAAAGAATCTTCTGGCGTAAATCTTCAAGCATTTCATCATAAGTAGAATCATGAGCTACTAATTGTTCGATACTTTCAAACTGTCGCAATAATCTATTTAAAATAAGTTTCAATGTTTCTAATTCACCTTTACGGCCTGTTAAAGCGAAGTTACCGCACTGATCACCAGATTGACATGCAAGTCGCTTAGGACAGTCATGAACAGCCACTTCACGCATACAACCACCAAAAGGCAAGGGGGGTAAACAGGCATGGCGTTGAATTAATGAGTTTGCTAGGGATTGATCTTCTTTTACTAATTCATTAAATGACTCAGCAATATCTTCAAAATATTCATCAAAAAAAGAATCTTTTATATAACTCGCAACTTCATTTTTAGAATCAAAAGACTGCAAATTCATCTTTAGATTATTTTCAAGATCTAACTGATCTGAAAAATACATTAACCCATCTTTCTTAAGTGCATCTATTGGATACTCTGGCTTAAGCTCTTCTACTTCTTTATAAAGAGTCAATTCATGCTTTTCTAGAATACTCGTTGCTACTTTACGTTGCTTGAGAGCTAGATGCTGGTAATGCTGATTTTGCTTGATATCTACACGCCCCATTAGCATTGCCTGTAAGTGCTCAGCGAGACCACTTAAGGCAAGGAAGGTATTAATATTATGACGTGGAATATGAGTAGTTAATTTAGAATGCTCTTTCTCATTTTCTAATAAATTATATTTCTCAAAAACAGACTTACTTCGAGAGTTTCCTAAAAAACTATTAACCAACGTTGCATTTAAAGGAATAACATTTGTCTTATTGATAAAAGCTCTTTGGAGGGTTGTAGACCGAAATTCATGAATAAATAATAAATTTTCAAAAGCAATCTTTTCTGTCTTACCTTCATAATTAAAAACATGATCAATAGGGTATTTAGAATCATAAGTTAGCCCCTCAATGAATGTATTGATATCATCTTTCAAATAATATTTTCTTTTTTGCGTGCTATTCTTAAACTCTTTAAATATAGGAATATCTTTAAGAGTTTTGATCACCACTTCACGTTGACCGGCCCGTCCTCTATAAGTATTTTTCACTCTGAAAACTGTATTAATTAGATCATCTACTTCAACATAATCGGCAGCAATGTTATCTAATGTTTTAGGTAGGAAATTAGAGCAGTCTTTTGATCTAATATAGTGGAGATGTTCTCTATATTCCTTGGTTAACTCTAATACTGATTGAAATATTGTCTCTACTAAATTTGCGGACAAAGGCTCAATCCAATGTATTCTAAATCCAGCACCTTTTGCACCATGATATTGAATACCTAAGGTGTATTGTTTGATACCGTCTAAAGTTAAATGCTCTTTGGTGATAGGATCAATTATAGGCTTTTTAATCAATGCATCAGTTTTTAAAAGAATTGCTTCTGTCGAACGTAATCCAGTGACGATAAGCAACAACAGAAGGTTGAGCACAATCTTTTCACCATTCGTTTCACACAAACTAATTAACGAAACGATATTGATAAATGTTCGAATAGAAATAAGTTTATCTTTATCTAGATCATCCTCATCAAGTTCCAACTGATCTATTAACGCTTTAGTTTTCTTCGCATTTGGTGTTCTATTTTGGCGGTTGATATAGAGAAATTTTTGAGAAAATTCTAAAGGTTGTTTAGTAAAACTATAGTGATTAAGCATATCCTGTAATCTAAGATATGTTCCAGCATGATCTGGAAGGTTTGTTTTACTAGAATTTTCTGCCAGAATTTCAAAAGAATTATTTAAAATTAAAGTAGATAAGTAACAGGGATGGACTTTCGACATATCCATATCACAAAGTGAGCTGTACCAACGTTTTAAAATTAAAAACTCTGCATATAGCTTTTGAGGAGAAGCTTTAGAATTTGATTTTCTATAACTAAGAATTAAAACTGCTTTAATGAAATATTGAAAATTTTCATCAATATCACAGTTGCTTATCCCATTTAGTCTTTTAATAGATCCAAAGGTAAAATGTGTTTTACCACTTCTTGATAACAGCCAGCCAGAACCTATTGTTCCTCCATACCAGGATAGCTCATTCCAACTCCACTTGAAGTTCTCCTGTAGATTTTGATTAAAGTATTCTTTCTGTTCATTGATGAATGCATTATATTTTTCAAGATTCATGATGATCTTCCTGATGCATTGCGCAACGAGCTATTACAGATTCAATTTCAAATTTTGTTGATTCATGAACTCTAATTAAAGGATTTCTAGAGACACCTATACCATCAGATAGTTTGATCAGATCATTAATTTCATTTTGAACACTTTCTAGAACATTACTATGATTAGCATCAATAAAAGGATGAAAATACATGCAACCATAGCAGTTACGTACAGGCTGAAATAAGCACTTGTCTTTATAAGAACATCCACCAATATCATAGTGAATTTTGCTACCAATATTTCCTAAAACTTTCTTTTGCTTCCAGTCATTCTTATAAACTAATCTTCCAGTGAGAAGCATAGCAATCATTTGTTTGTATAAGGAATTCCTACCAAGAGCTTGTGCTCTGATCTGGGCTAATTCTGGAGTTGAAAAAATATAATATCTAGCAGTTACAAGGGAAGAATGTCCTAAAATATATGCAATTTCTTCAGCAGAAGATCCAGCCATGGCTAGGCTATAACCTACATGGTGTCTAAAATCTGAAAAAGAATATTTCTGCTTTATCATTTCACCAGCAGTTACAGCTTTCCGATATGATTCAGGTGAAAAATCAAACAATTGAGTATTAATTGCTATTGAGCAAAAGCGGGCAGAGTTCTCACCCATATCAAATAATTTTGCTTCAAGGTGTAAGTTAAACTTCTCAATATAAGCAATAATGATTTTTGCAACTTCTTCTGGAAGTTTTACTGCTATTCTTTCATGTACATATCTAGCTTGTTTAGCATAAGGAATTAGCACGCTGTATCGATGGAATTGATCAACAGATCGAGTAGTATCAATTTTTATATCTTGAGCAGATAACTTTGCTAACTGGACTGGTCTAAGTCCAGTTACATACATAAGTCCCAATATTGATGAATAAAGTAGAGTTTGATTTTTAACTTGATCTAGAACTTTATTTAATTGTGAAAACCCTTGTTGAATCATTGTAATAAGAGGGTAATCAATAGGATCTATGTATTCTTGGTAATATAGTCTTGAATTAAAAGGTTTTGGCCTAGGAATAAACTCTAGCTCAAAATCATCTTCTATATTAAAACCAGGGAAATCCTCAAGAATTAATAGCTTCAATAAAAATTTTATATGTCCATAAGTAACATTGTGGTTGTCAAAAGGTGCAATTTTAATCAGTAAGTTTTTTAAATTTTCATAATTAAAATCTAATTTATTATTATTTAAATAATTCTTTAAAAAGTTAAAAGAATAAAGCTTTAGACTTAAAAAAGAAGGGGTGTTTTTTTGAATAAATGCTATTAGGAAAAATTTAATCAAAATATTTTCACTTTCGGAAAGCTTTGAAAAATTTAAATTTTCTCTTTGACCAGAATAGTAAAAATTCCAAATATTATCTGTAGATGTGAGATATTTATCATCAAATTTATCTGCTATCAAAAATTTAACAATTTTAGGTAATTTTTTAGATATATCCTGAAGAGCTTTTATCTGCTGATCGCTAAAAAATGATCTAGGCTGTGGTTCTGGATCTATAAAGAGATCAAATTGTTCCATTTTTATAGCTCCCATATCTCTTCTGATATTCGTTGTAAATTTAAAAGATTTGCACTGTCTACAATGAATCGTTTTGCATAATAATTTGGCATTATGCTGTTAGCACTCCAGCCTCCTAAAACGCGTAAGTCTTCTAGGGCTTTTTGCATAATTTCATTACTACTTATACTTAATTTAGAAAGACTTTCATTTCGATACTTTTTAATAGCGAAAGCTAGAGTGATATATGCCCATGTATGCCGACAAACATGAGGAGTTATCTTTTGAACTGAGTCGATATTTGTATGATCGAAATATATAGGATGTAGTTTTCTAAACGCTTTATCTATTTTTATGAATATTGCATTGATAGAAGAATAGCTTAGCGGAGAGTAGGGTGGCTTCAAAGAAGTAAACAAGAGGTCAGATTCGGTAAAATTTCTTATATTTTCGATATATAGATTTAGGAACTTAAAATCCATATTATTGAGTTTTATAACACGGAATGACTGTTCATTTTTTATACTCGGTTTTCTAGCTCTCGTATCATGCTCATCCTCAGTATTCGTAACTACAAGACTATATAAGTCAGAGTTAAGAGACTTTTTAATTGATCTTTTAGTCAGCAGCATTAATTCTCCAACTCTTAAGCCATAATTCACCATTAGATGCACAATCAAAAAATTTCTAAGCTGATGCTGCTGGCTGGAGAAAGGATTATTTATATTGGTTTTAGTGGATTGATTTGGCCGGATAATTTCATAAAGCTTAGCTAACATTTCGTTATTTAGACTTTTAAAACTATGATTAATTTCACTTTTTACAGTTAAACTGCGTTTAGAAAATTTGCTAAAAATTTTCTTTTTATTCATTAAATATAGATCTATGTTTTTTCTGCGATGTGTTATTTCTGCGACAGTAAGCTCTTGATTTCTAACATTCCAGTATTCATTAAGTAGATATGCAAAATACTTAAATAAAGACCTTATACGCTGAGTAATGGTCATATAGTTAACATCAAGATTGGATCTTAAACGGATTAGATTGGTTTCTATTTTTTTATTATTCTCTAAGAAAAACATGAAATTATCGATTTCCTGTAAATATATTTCAGGTTCATAGTTCAGCGAAAGGAATGACTCACAAAATGATGTTGAAAACTTTTGAAACCAGAATTCGTACCAAAATTTAAGCGCGAGCATATCTGATTGTTGTGTAGCTACACTTTGAAATCTCAAAACAGATAAAGAATAGAGCAACGGATAAAGACAAGGAGTTGTAGTGGAAGCATCAAACAACAAAACTATACGATTTTGATTTGAATGCTTTTTTGGAAGTTTAATTGTCTTTAAGAAGAACATTGCATAATTGAAGAACTAAATGAAGTAAACACTATATAGACTTAACTAAAATTAGCATAGGGTTATTTTGAAAATAAGTTATTGATTTATATATTGTTTATCTATAAACACAGGGAGTTGTGAAGTAAATGTATCATGTAACCAATTTAACATAATATACATTATGCGAAATGCTGTGGTAAATTTAAATCCTATAAAAAAATACCGCCATACACTTTGTATAGCGGTATTTAAAAATCCATACAGTTTGTTATCTCCAGTGGGGGAATTAAGCATCATCTAATAACAATTGTGATAATTGATCTTTCATTTCATAGGCTTTATCAAGTTCTTCAGTAGTTTTAAAAGCACCTGTATAAACTAAGGCTTTGAGAACCTCACAAAAAGCAACGTAATAAGCCCCACCCATATCGTGAAAACGATTAGTTATAACCTTTTCGGCAAGTTCTTCAAGAATCTCTAGAGCTGTTTTTGTCATCAGAAATAATAATCCTTAGTTCAGCGCCGGAATACTCCGGCACTTCTGATTATATCGCTCAAAGACATATATTTTAATTTTAGTAATTCAGAGAGGAAAATATTCATATTGTCATTGTGTCAGTTCGTAGACACTCACTTAATATTTTCTTCTAGTGTTCTTCATTGCGTATCAGATCGATAAGCTTTTTCTGTTAAAAAGCTTATGAGCCTCTTAGAGGCTCGACGGATATTCTCTTTCAAATTCCTTTTCATAATGTTCTTGCCAGTGCTCATTCGGAATTAAGCTATTGCACATACCACAAAAAGTATATTTTTCAGCGATTTTTGAACAGATTGCATTACCTGAATCGCCACCATATTCCAGAGCAAATATATAAATGTCTTCTAGTTCTTGAACTGTAAAATTAATCATCCTCTTTCTCTCCTTTTAAAGATAAGCTGAACTAAAACAAAATACATTCCCCAAGAAATTACGAAAACTAAAAAACCAATTAATGTTGAAATCATATTAAACCCTCTGCTTTGGCTTGTTGGTATTTTGCAAGAAACTCTGCATCTAAAGACGTGAGTTTCTGTGGTTGTTGTTGAGCTTGAAGTGGTTGCTGCGGCTGCTGAAAATAATTAAAGGGTCTTTCACCGTCTTCTATGACACGTCTACAGTCTTCACTTGAGACATCATGCAAAATTGTGCCTTGCTGCGTATAAGCAACGTACTTATTACCTTTCTTCATACAACCACTAAAAACAGGTTTTGCAGTAACTTCGTACTGTACATTAACAGGTTCAAACGGCTTGCTTGGACTATAGTTAGCTACAATCTTGTCCATTGTATTTGAGCTAGTCTGTTCAGAACGTTGCTGCTTAGCTTCAAGATATGGCTTGTCATATGCTTCTCTACACTGTTCAGCATTCCAACCAAAATCTTTCATACAAAGATTAATTTTTTTTTGAAGCTCATCAGGTAAATCTTTTTGCCCTGGAGAGAGTGCTGCATTCACTTTGTCATTTTCTTTAACTTTAGCAAGCTGCTTATCAATAGAATCCTGTCCAATCCTATGACCATTTGAGAAGTGACCAAAAAGATTTATTAATAGTCCACCTGCTATAAGAAAGCAAACGATTGCTATTGCAGCAAGTTTATACATATAGCCCGGTATACGTGCCTTACCGTCTGTCACTTCTTCAGTAGATTTATACTTAGTAAATGTTTCTTCATCGAATGGCTGAAAAAAAACATCTTCTGCACGTTCTGTAGCTGCCAATGAGTCAGGTTTTTCCTGCCATGATCGCCACAATGAAATCTGTGATCGTTTCTCATTTCTTAACCGTGTACAGTGATAATGCTCATTGACCAACTCAAGCAAATGGAGGTGTAAAAGTTTAGGTGATTGAGTAATAAAGATAATGTCACGGCCTGAATGCCGATGATATTCAAGCTCTCGGATAACATCTCGATTTGAAATTTTCTCACGTGCAGCCCAAGCAAAATATCTAATACCTTTTTTATCTACTTGGCGTTGTGCTTCATCGTAAACAATTAATGCACCTTTCTGACCGGTGGCTACATCAGACTCAGGCGTTAAAAGCCAATCTAATTCGCCTTTTTCATTTTCAGGAATGGGCTGAACGTCTAATGTGCAGCCATCAATATTTGTATAAACAGGCCGACCAGCTTTTACAGCTTCAGTCACATATTTTTTCATTACAAAGTGGGTCTTTCCTTGGCCCATCTTTCCAGTAACAAGTAAAACAGGCATTGTTAAGACCTCTTAGCTAGACGTGGCCGCATTGATTCCCAATAAGCTCGCGTCATAATTGCTGTAAAAATAATTCCAAAACCTTCAGGTATGCCGAATACAGCCATAAGACCGATGTAAGGCGTAGATTCAATATGTGAAGCAGCTTTATAGATATAGGTTGAAAGCATGAGATAGAACGGTAAACCAGTGACTATCCCAATGCCTAAACTAGTTAATATTTGACGTATAAAATTGTTCGAAAATAAATCGAGTACCTTATAAATTAAGCCACCCATTAATCATCGCCCCCACGCTGAAAACCAAATAAAATGAAACAGGCGGAAACCATCGAAAAGCCTAAAACAAATGGCTTAATGAGCCAGTCAAGATTACAAATATATGAGTAATCAGAAGTCTTCACCTGAGCAGTAACACCATGCAATGTAACTGTTTCATAGGTAGGCGCAGGACATTGAGCAGAAACGTTAAGACTTACCTTTTTTTCTTCAAATTCAACAGAAGTATCTAAGTCAGAATCATCACGATCAGGCAGATCCGAATCGTCTTTAGACCAGTCAAACCAGTCTTTTACTGTTTGCCAAAAACCTTTTTCTTCTTCCTGATGTTGTCTAGTTCTGTCTAAATGCTCATTAACTTTCGTATCTGTTTTTTGCCATTTCTCATACCATTCGCAAACTGTAAATGCCCACGAGCAAAAAGGCGGTAAATGAAATTCGGTATTTGTAGTCTGTTCACCAGTTTCCGGGTCTGTAGTTGTTGAACCGGTTGAATCACCCTTTGTACCCTTGTCATCCCAACTACGGTCATTAACAGAATCATTTTTCTCGGGGTCACCCTGATAACGTGAATCTCCAGCTGGGGCCGGTTTACCATCATTGGTACGAGGCGCACGATCAGCTTTAGATTCTAAAGAATCATATAATTCATTACCAATGTCGTTGGGATCTGGTGAGTAAGCTTCTGGAACAGCAGTCCATTCACCGGTATTGACTTTTGAATTATCAAAATTTGGGTCCGGATCTGCATAGTTTTCACCGAGCATAGCAGCACCAAGAAGCGCAGCAGTGAGCGGAACTGTATCAATTTTGGACGTTGGAGGTTGATAGTCTTCATTTTTAGAAGCTGTAACACGATGAATCGGATAATTCTTTAGTGAACCATCGTTGGCATTAGCAAGACAGTCTGCACTATTATTTAACTGTACAAGTTTAACTGACGTAAATGTCCAGCCTGCAAACGACTGACCGGGGATTGAATTAGAACATGCTAGCGAAGCAGTGGGATAAGTTTTTCCCGAAGTATCATACCATTTATATTCGCAAGTGTTTGTATTATCACAAGTTACTGGAAGAACATCACGTACAACTTTTTTTACGTAAGTTCCTTCTTCCATGACCCAACCGATGCCCTCAAGCAATTGCTGAACTGCATAAGCACCTACGGCTACACCCCCCGGGGTTCTTGCAACATGCTGTACACGCTTAAGCATTGAAGCACCAACTTTTGATGCAGTAGGGACAGTTTCTACAACGGCACTTGTTTTTGTAAGAGATCCGGCCTCATTAACTTGCTTGATGAGTAATGCTTGCAAACGTTTTTTTTCAGCAACTTGTTTTTCAACTTTTATATATTCAAGAACCCATTTCGGAGTAGCTGCAAATGCTTTAGACATTAAATAGACTGGTGAAAAGCAAATAAGCAAAGACAATAAAAATATATTTAAACGATGAATCATTATTTTTATTCCTTTGATTATTTTAACAATATACGTATGCCAACAATGGCTATAAAAACTATTATCCAGTTGAAAATTGAAGGTTCGTCCATAGCATTTACCTAAACTTCCTGCATGCGCGCCAATCGCTCCCACGAGCTCTCAGCGCGCCCGCAGTCAGTATTATTTCACCGCACCACGAGATTTCTTGACCAACGCAAGAACAGCTACAAAACCAAGAATTGCAATACCAATTGCAATACCGAAAGTCTCTGCTGTACCGATGTCAGTAATAAAACCTTGTGTATCCAGTTCTAATGCAGCATTGGCATTAGACATGGCTAAAAATGTTAAAAGCGCAGCTACTACCCCAGCACGTGCAGTACGTGTATTGATAAGTTTCTGGGAACCATTTTTTTTGATTACTTGTAATTCATTCATTGAATTCACCCTATTTAATTGAATAACGTGATTGTCTTAATAACCACATTACGAGGTAATAGCTGGTAATTGCCATGATAATCAGTGACGACTGCCAACCTGTTATAGCCAATCCGCTTAAGTCAAATTGAACCCATTCCAGACATGCCTTAGTGGTTTCATCGACTGTTTTGCAAAGATAAGCCATTCTTTAAAATTCCTTAAGCACGACATTTAGTCATGTGAAAGTACAAAAACTGGCGGTGAAAATATGAAAAACATTTTGGGCATTCGACTTGATTATCCCCCGTTATAGCTGTTATATTTCTCATTAAAATTCACCTAAGTTATTGATTTTTAACATATTATACATTATGCGAAATACTATATAGTTAAAGCTTTGTTTCTAATACCTTTTTTGAATCTATAAAATCCAAAGCCACTAACTGAGCCACTGGAACTTTACGACTAACATCAAGTCGGAAAATTAATTGAGCATCGGCAGGAAGTTTTTGTCCCTGATAATCATGATAAAACTGTGCACCTTTAATCTTGTACTCAGTAGACTTCATACCAATTGCTCCAGAAGCAATTTCTTCTTCTGTAAATGGCTGCAATACAGTTACCACCGTATTACTGAAATCAATATTTTTACCTTCAGAACTAAAGTTACCTTCGGATTTACGAATGCCTGTAACTGTTAAAACTGGTTGGTCAATTGCGCTCATGCTATTTGCTCCTAAGCTATTTTGTAATTAAATTGCGAAACTGGCGGTATATACCAATCCGGCAATTGTTGATTGAAGTCGATCTCAACGAGCTTCACGAACGGAATGATGTTTTTGGCCTTCTCATCATGAAGGTTCTGGAGATAAGCTTTTGAAAAGCCACACTCACATAAGTCGGCAACTAATTTATAAAATTGAGTTTTACCGTAAGTCGTTTTAATTTCTTCTAAACCTTTCTCTCGGATCAGACAGAAAGCAGCAAATAAATTGCGTATACGTGTTGGAGATGGTTTACCGTTTTTAGTTAAAACTACTTGAGAAGTTTCAATTGCACGATAAACACTAGAATCATCAGTTAATTTCATAGTTTGACCTCTCAGAGCATCAAAAATACTACTTGTGGCTTTTATCCAAAGTGTTTGCAAAAGATTAGGATTATCTCGCTCGAATTTAATTAATTCGATCAAGTTGGTAGGTATACCATTACGTTCTAACCAACGTTTCTTCATACGTGATTCAAAACGTAATAAACCGACAGTCCAATTGTATAAACGAATATCAGACATAACTTCTACGACTCGCATCGCTGCTTTATCGTTCTTTTTTGCAAGCTGTTTCTGATGCTCAAACTGGACAATATATTCATCATGCTTGAGATAGCATTTATGATTAATTAATCGCGAAGTCTCCCCGCCCCAGTAAGTTGTACTGTCATAACGTTTATTACTAATTCTTGTTTGGCCATTTGATACACGGCTCAAAAACTCAAGAACTTGCTTAGCAGTATGTTGATCTTTGACACGTGCTGAATAAGTAACATCTATGTATGAAACCCAAGCTTTAGATATATCTAACTTCTTACAAATTTCAGGATAAGCCATATGCAAATAGCCAAGCATTTCAGCAGCACCCTGCTCTAACGAAATGTCAGCGAATACATTATGTCCCTGGAGCAACTTCGCAGGACTAGCCTTAATCTGAACATAAGGAAAATATGCAGAGTCAAAAAAAACCTTACAAGCCATGCCTGTGTAATGTGTTGGCAATGACTCATAAGGATGAAATAAAGCTGAAGCATTGAGCGTACCATCTACATTCATATGTACTGAACGTGATGCAAGCGGAATATCCATACATAAAGGATCAAAATTAATAAATGCATAACGACCTTCCTGATCACATACAACGTATTGATCAGCGAATGGAATGTTTATGCAAATATGATCGTTCATTAAATGTGTCCACATGCATGCAGGAATGCAATAGGCGGAAATTAACACAAGTATGCATGCATATACAATACATGCATGCAAAAATACATGTATGATTTTCCACATTTAGGAAATTAGGTATGAAAACGATGGTTAAAAGCGTAAGGATAAATGATGAGGAACAAGAGCAATTAAGAAAAAAAGCTGTTGAATTAAATAAAGTCTTAATTCAAAAAGGTCAACAGCCACTTAGAGATAGTGAAATTGTTCATATTCTAATCGATGAAGGCCTAGAATTATTAGAAGTAGGCAGCAGTGGTAAAGTGAAAATTATTAAATAATTCCGGAATTCCGGACTAGAGTCCACCATTAGAAGACGTGGACTCCCCTAGCCGCCGATTTCGCATAATGCAGATTGATGTTAAATCACGCCGATTTGCTTTGGAAATAGTTGCAAATCGGCTATGTAACATAATCTGGACTACATTATGCGAAATCAGTTTTAATTAAAAATTGAACAGTTCTAGGCTTAAATGGCGCACCATTCAGCTCACATAAAAATCTTAAATCACGAAAAATCTTTTGATGTTTGTAATAAGCATCAATATGGGATTTATAAAGTCTCATTATTCTCTCCAGTGGCTAATAAGAAAAAACCCAATAAAGTACACCTATAATCAAAGCAATAATAAGTAGTAATTTGAAAATTCCACAGAAAAAACAACTATTCATTAATACATCCAGTAAAAGCAAAAGCGTAATCAGAGGGGGAAATATTCATA